AGGAGATAGAATGACAATGTATTACACTGAGGTAGATGGGACTGAACCAACAGTATCCATCCAGGTGGGTGGCACCAAGTACACCCTTACTAATCAATCTTTGGCTCAGATAATTGAGGATAAAGATTCTTTGAAAGAAGAACTAGAACAAGCCCAACGCAAAGTCAAGAGCATGGGTTGGGATGTACGAGAGTTCTTTGAATCAAGAAAAGATGGCAACAATACTGATGATATTACCTGCACAGTTGAGGATATAAATGAATTACTCAGCAGCCTAGGCGTAGACCAACTAACTAATACTTGGTCAGCAACAGTATGGATTTCAGCAACCATCACAGGCATAGAAGCATCTAGTAAAGATGAGGCCGAGAACATTATTAAAGATAATGTTGAGGTCAATTACAATGATGATGGCGACATATGGGTAGATGATGTTGAGGTTAAATCAGTTTATCCTGAAGCCTAGTGTGATACACTAATCTTGAGCAGCCCTGGTTTCGGCTATCTCCTTTCTCAGGGCTGTCTCATAAATAAAGGGGAGCAATGGCATCATTAGAAATAGAGCGAGATAGGTACGGTAGACCATTGATAGTGCCACCCAAAGGTGGCAAAGCAGTGGCCTATACACGAGCAACTACAATAGCCAATTCACTAGATGATGCATCAGCATTAGTAGCATGGAAAATGCGGATGGCTGCGATAGGTTTAACAACCAGACCAGATATATTATTATCAATTAGTGCAGCACAAGAAGATAAGATGGCAGTTAACTCTTTGATTGAAGATGCTATGCAAGTAGCAGGCGCAAACAAAGCAGCCAACATAGGCACAGCAATCCATTCATTTGCAGAGCGATTGGATTTAGGACAAGACTTAGGTGTGGTGCCAGATGAATGGGCACCAGATATAAAAGCATATGAACATGCAACTAAGATTCTTAACAAGCGGTTCATTGAACAGTTTAGTGTGTTAGACAAATACAATATTGCTGGCACACCAGACAGGCTTGTTGAGTATAACGGCGAGTTATTTATTGCAGATATTAAGACTGGTCGCATAGACCATCCAAGTAATATCGCAATACAGTTGGCTATCTATGCCAACGGCTTGCCGTATGATGTGGCCACGGCAACCCGTGGCACATGGGGTGATGTAAACAAAGATAAAGCAATCATTATTCATCTACCTGCAGGGACTGGCACGTGTAAGTTAATGTGGATAGATATTAAAGAAGGCTTTAAAGGTTTACAATTAGCCATGAAAGCAAGAAAGTGGAGAGACCAGAAGGGTTTAACCACTACGTTTGAATAGGAGAAAAATGAGTAGCACTGAAGCACCAATCAGTATCAATCTCAAAACAGCAGGCGGTACACAGATAACTCTGCGTGCTGAAACAGCAGACCAATTTGCCGACATGATTGCACAAGGTATACATATAATTACCGATGCAGTTACTGAAGTAGAACTAGCAGTCAAAGGGACAGCAGGCAATAAGCCTATGTCAGTAGCAGACATTGCCTCTAGTTTCAATTCAAACATGTCATCCACAGAATCAGGTGGAGAACAAACAGTAGAAGATAAATGGGGTAACACTTGGGTATATAACAAACCAGGTGCACCATCATGCGAGAGAGGCGTCATGGTTCTTAAGTATGGAAAAGCACAATCAACAGGTAAGCCATACAAAGCGTTCTATGACCCAGCAGCAGCACCTAACTGGACAGGACCAAAAATTCCTGCCGAGCAACGTACTAAGCCAATCTTTGCTTAGTGTTTAACAGTAAATGGGGGCTGAGTCGTGGTGCCAGCCCCCATTTCTATAAAGGAGAGCAATGAAAACATTAATCAGAAGTGTTAACAATACAAATGTGGGTGGTGAACCACTACCAGCAGTGTTTAAAGTATTTGAAAATGCAGGAATCATATTACGCAGAGCAGAAGTAACAGTAATTGCAGGTACACCTGGCGCAGGTAAGTCATCAATAGCACTGGCAATTGCAGCCAAAACTAAATTGCCTACCCTTTACTTTAGTGCAGATACAAACGCACATACAATGGCAATGAGATTGATTGCAATGACTGGTAACATCAGTCAGCAACAAGCAGAACAATTAATTAAACGGCAACCAGAGAAAGCAAAAGAAGTTTTATCTCAAGGCAATCATTTATTCTGGTGCTTTGAATCCAGCCCAACACTTAAAGATTTAGATGAAGAAGTATCAGCGTTCGAAACCATATGGGGTAAGAGTCCAGCCCTTATAGTTGTAGATAATCTAATGGACATAGCAATGGATGGACACGATGAGTTTGGTGGCATGCGTGCAGCCATGAAAGAACTTAAGTATCTAGCCAGAGATACAAACGCAGCATTACTTGTATTGCACCATACCAAAGAAGGATATGAAGGCAGTCCATGTCAGCCAAGGTCATCAGTCCAAGGGTTAGTTAATCAGATACCAGCAATGGTATTAACTATTGGTCAAATGAAACAAGCAGATATGAACTACTTATGCGTAGCCGCAGTTAAGAATCGTTATGGTAAAGCAGACCAAACAGGTAATAACTATGTTACTCTTGCATTTAATCCTGAATCTATGTATCTAGATGATGTTATGATTCGATATATGCCACACCAAGAGGAGTTAGAATGAGTAACCCACGCAAAGCAAAGGGTTCCAGTGCAGAAAGAGATGTAGTTAATTGGTTAAAGAAATGGTTCCCATATGTAGAGCGTAGGATTGCAGGTGCACACCTAGACAAAGGAGATATAGCAGGAGTTAATGGAGTAGTAATAGAAGTAAAGAACCACAAAAAACTAGACCTATCAGCATGGGTAAAAGAACTAGAAATAGAAATTAAAAACGACAAAGCATGGACAGGTGCAGTGGTGCACAAACGTTCAGGAAAAAGGGATGTAGGAGAATGGTACGCAACAATGCCAGCAAAAATATGGATAGAGTTGATAAGGAAAATTTTAAATGATAAATGAGTTATTAGTTTTACTTACATTATTTCAGCAAGAACTAATAGGATTGTTATTATGGATAAGCACAGTGTTGCTGCCTATCTAGGACACATAGGCGCCACCCTGCCAGCAGTCGGGCATGGTTGGCGCAAGATGAAGTGTCCTTTTCATGGAGATAAACATGCATCATCAGCCATAAACTATGATGATAATAGATTCAAATGTTTTGGTTGTGAAGCACAAGGTGATGTATATGATTTAATAATGTATAAAGAAGGAGGTAATTATATTGAGGCTATCAAATTCGCAGAGAGCATATCTCTTGCAGGCAACAGACCAGTACGCAAAGGACCTACATCTAGCGGAAGAGTATCTTTCAACTCGGCATCTCTCGGTAGAAGAGGGCAGAAGTTTTAACTTAGGTGTTGTGGCTAACCCATTGCCAGGACATGAGGCATACAGAAATAGATTAGCAATCCCATACATCACACCATCAGGTGTGGTTGATATAAGATTCAGAAGCCTTAGCAATAACGAAGACCCAAAGTATATGGGTGTACCTGGGGCTAAGACTACTATGTTTAATGCACAAGTAGTACTAACAGCAGGTAGTTATATATGTGTAACCGAAGGTGAACTAGATACAGTTGTGTTATCAGTCAAGACAGGACATCCATCAGTTGGTATACCTGGAGTTAATAATTGGAGACCATACTATGCAAAAATACTAGATGATTTTGAAACAGTAATTGTATTAGCAGATGGTGACAATGCAGGGCTTGAGTTTGGTAAAAGACTAAGCCGAGAACTACATAATGTTAATCTACTACAAATGCCAGAAGGTCATGATGTTAATAGTATAATAGTACAAGAAGGAAAGGAGTGGCTAGATGAGCGAATTAGAAAATGTTTGGGACAGTGATGAAGACTTCTGGGATTTTGTTGCAGACAATAAAAAATTAGTTGGTATATCAGTATCAGATGGACAAGGGTTAGATATACTTAATGCACTTAGAGATATTTATTTAACAATAAAAGAAGAACCAGAAGGTGCAATGAAGATGCTTACCTTGTTGGGCACAGTTATATATGCCAGCAGCATAGGTGAAGGTAAACAATTTACGGATGAGATACGAGTAGTATCAGCCATGGAACAATTTGATAGCAGTATGAAGGAGATGTTAGATGAAAAACCCAAGTGATGTAGACACAATACTTAATGAACTACGTAGTATTATGATGAAAAAACAAGCAGACTACGGACCTTTGAATATAGCCCTTGCCCCTGGCGGTGCTATGAATGGGCTGCGTGTGAGGATGTATGACAAACTGGCTAGGCTAAATAACCTAGCGGACAAGGCCGCCACGCCTAACTTTGAATCTGTTGAGGATACCCTCATAGACCTGGCTAACTATGCTATAATAGGACTATTGGTACAAAGAGGACAATGGGAAGGCATTAACAATGTGGAAGATTAGAAATCCATTTTACTGGATAGATACACCTAGGGAAACTATACTTGTAGTTTGTTATCGTTGTTCCAAAAATTTTGGAGTACATATAAATAATGTACGAATATATAATTATTGCGGTAACTGTAAATAGATGAATCAAGAGTGGGTACAAGAGTATGATTTGCTTGTATCTACCCTTGGCATGGAGTATTCCAAAAAGTATTCGATAGTTGAACCTTCTGATATAAAACAAATACTATGGATGTGGTTTGTTACACACCCTAAAAAATATAAAGAGTGGTCTGAATTACCAGCAAAAGATAAAGAAAAATTAATTGCTAAGTCATTACGCAATGCAGCCCTAGCCTACTGCGAAAAAGAAAAAGCCCGTAAGTTTGGCTATGACATGACCGACCTTTACTACTATGACTCATCAGTTGTTGAAGCATTTTTGCCATCTATTTTGGCAGATAGTTATGAGATACCCATTAAAATCAAAGACCTTAACTTCCAGTTTGGTAAATCAGGAGAAGTTACAGATGGAAATAACTGGCTAGTTCTTAGGTCAGATATAGAAAAAGCATTCAACAGACTAGCAGAGGCTAAACAAAATATTTTAAGACTAAGATTTACAACGGAAAACAGCGAGTGGAGTGAGTTAGCCAAGGAATTAGATACATCTGCGGATGGTGCACGTAAGCGGGTTGAACGTGCAATTAATTCTTTGATTAGAATTCTAGGTGGATGGCGTACCTTTAACGATACAGATGTTTTAGTAGATAAAAATGAAGATGAAGAAGAAGATGACACAAGAGCCTAAAGATATAAGTAGTT